TGAAAAAGCCCTTGATATTTCTTTTTCAGCTATTCTTTGTCTATAAGCTGGGTCTGCTAAATCTTGCTCTTTTTTTTCTACTGGTTTTTTTGGAGGAGAAGGAGAAGGAGAAGAAAAAAGATTAGAAATATATTTTGTGATGTCATCTATACTAAAATTAAACATAGAAGATTCCCCCTGTGCTTCTGGAGTTGCTGCCAAACCTGTTCGCACTGGAGGAATTCGTGTTAGTGCGTCTGATTCTTTCTCAGACATACTTGTGACACCTAAAGTATTAGGAATTCGTGTTAATTGATCTAATACTTCAGGAGACTTTATACTTGTGACACCTTCTATTTCTGTAATTCCATTATCTATACCAGCGTCTAACTCATCTTCTCTTACCATGAACTACTCTCCTGTTACTTTTCTGCTCATCTCCATCATAGCTTTCATGGCAGTCTCTGCTGCCTTCATTTCTGACCCGTCATCTACCTTTTGCTTCTCTATTTCTAGTTTAGCAGCAGATTCCAAAGCTTTGAGGTTGTCTCTACGTTCTTCTGTCTCCATCTTTCCTATGTTTAGAACCAGATCGTTCATGTTTTCTTTCTCTCTGAGCTTCATATCCTCTTGTTTAAGAGCAATATCAGCAGAATCCTTCATGGTTTCCATCTGTGCCTTCTGTTTATCAAATTCAAGCCGCTCTTTCTCCAGGAGAAGCATCTGTTGCTCTGGACTTTGAGCTACACCCATGGCAGCGTTGGCGTTTGCCACCTCTTCTGCAGCTTGTGCCATCACCATCTCTGTAGTTTTAGGATCATTGGCCACTCCAGAGGCTTTTACCATGCCCAGAACCTGTTCTTGGTACTTCATAATCATGTGATCTCGGATATTTGCGTTAATTATAGGTACAATCTGCTTCATCATGGGATTTGCACCCGTGGCAGGGTCCTTTAGGAAGGAACTTTTAAACTGAATGTGAGCTTCGTGATTCTGACCAGGGAATGCAGCTATGGGAAGACCCTTGGTGGCTGCTATTATATCTGCCAGAGGGTCTCTAGGCTCTGGTTTCTGATCAGGAGGGAGAATTTCGTCCAGATTTGGGAAGTTTGCAGCGGTGAGTACCTCTCTGTAGAGGGCTGGCATATTAAAAGTACCTGGAGGAGTCTGAGAAGCTAGTTGAATTGCCAGTTGACCCAGTGCCATACGATGTGCAGAGGACGGAATATTAGGATCAGAGACAGGAATTATATCAATTCTCCCGTCAAAGTCCTGCTTTAACACCTCTTGGTCTCCTCCCACTACCTCGTAAGGGTAAGAAGGAGGAAGATAATCATAATTTATCTGTGCCAGCACTGCAAATTCATCTTTCTGTGCCTTGTGCAGACGCTTATGTATAGCAGAAAAGAACTTTGAAGAGGCTTCCAGGAGAGCCATGGTGGTCCCTACAGGTCCTGCATTATTAGAATCTGCAATGATCTGCTCTGTGGAATCTGCAAACTTCTGTCCTGCTCCTATGATAAATTGCATCATGGCCATCAGAGTCTGAGAAGGTTCTTTATAGGGGAGAGTTACAATGGCCTTGTTCAGGTCAATGCCTGTGCTCTCCACCTCCTTGAACTCACCAGGAGAGATGGGGTCATTGTCTCCTACAAGTCTTACACCTCTGGCCTTGAAACCACCAGGAAGGTTGGCAAACTGTCCAGCGTCTACCAGAGAACGCATGGCAGTGGTGGCTGTCATGGTAAGATTACCCAGGAAATGAATAAGACCAAGACCATAAAAACCAAACCCTGGTACATACTTGTAGTGAATAAAGTGAAGTTTCTTTTCTTTCTTGGGATCATTCTCCTTGTAGTTTCTTCTGATACAGAGAACCTTCTTGCTCTTCTCCTCTATGGTTACAATGTAAGGGTGCGCTATACCATCTGGATCATTATAAGGTTCTGGGAGGTCCAGGTAGCAGTGCTGCTCCAGGAGGACGTACTGAGGGTCTTCCAGGTCCATGCCAGAGGGAGCTAGGCCCATGATCTCGTCCATCTTCTGGGTCATCTCTGGTAGATCAGGAGCAGAAGGTTTGGAGAGTTCAACGTCACGGTACATTCCAGAGACAACATCCTTCCTGAAGTCATTCTCTGAGCGAAAGATAAGGTGAGTGTACCTGTTGGCTGTTCTGAGGTCCTTGGCATTGTAAGAGACATAGAAGTGATCCACTGGTACTAGTTCTGATACTGGTCTTTCCAGTAGCTGGTCATAGTAAATTTTCTTAAAAGCAGAACCCATGACAGGGAGATGGAAGAGAAGTCTCTCCTGCTCCTCAAAGTACTCAGGCATCTGCTCTGTTAACTGGTAGTTCATAAAGTTCTTGACACGTTGCGCTTGCTTCTCGCGCTCAATGGTGGAAGCTCCTATGATCTGAGACTTCACAGGACCTCCAGAGGGGAAGAGTTCTTGAGAGGCTTTACTCTGAAATTTAACCACTGACTCTATCAGGAGAGGGTGTACTGCTGTGCAAGCACCGTCAAAGGGTTCTGTGGTTTCTTCTAGTTTGAGGCCAAGGAGGTCAAAGCCACGCTCAAAGATTTGCTCCCACTCTTCTCTGGATTCCTTGTCACTCTCGTAAGAGTCCAGGACCGTATTTCCTATTTCCACTAGATCATCTTCGTCCAGGTTCTCTGCTAGATTTTCAAAGTGAGACCCTTCTGGACCAGAGATCATCATCTCTTCTATCTCTCCGAACTCTACCTCTACGCCCCCGTCTTCTGTGGGCATAAAGTTGACAATGTTCTCCTCTAGCATCTCTGCCTCTATGGAAGGTGTCTCTCCTTTTACATCAAAGTTAGAGGTAGGCATTTCTGCCTGGAGTTCTGGCTCCATCATCAAAAGCGGGTTACGTTCAACTGCCATGGTACTAAGATTTCCTTTTGTTCATTTTTTTAAAGGTTTGGGCAAGTCTGGCACGTTGTCCCAGTTTTCCTGGTTTCTTGGCCGCAGCTGCAAGTTTCTTTGCAGGTATCTTCTTTCCCTTTCCTACACCTAGAGATTTTCTCAAGGCTCCCTTCTTCAGGTTCTTGGGTATCCAGTTCTTCTTCTTCTTAGCTGCCACCTTACGTCCTCCTTTGAGTTGTCTGGAAATATTTGCTCTGGATATTGCCATAGTATACCTTTATCTTTTCCTAGTTCCAATTCCAATAGGTTTTCTTGTTTTTGGGTTTATTCTCATCTTCTTCGTAAGAGGGATCATCTGGGTGGGACAAGTGCCAAGACTCCTTCAGGTAGTGTATTGCCATTGCCATGGCATCTACTTGGTCATCGTGCCTAGCATAGGGAAATTGTATTGCCTCTGCAAAGAGGTCTTCTGCCCAGTCCCTTCCTCTGGGGAGCCAAACCCTTTCAGATTCCAGTATAGGTGTAACTGCGTGTACCCTTGCTACTTTATCACGGTCTGGGAGGTAATCCAACACAGGAAGTCCTGCTCTTCTCATATCCTGTATCAGGCTTTGACCAGAGGCTTTCTTCTCTATGATACAGATGTCTGGTCTATAGGAATCGTAGAGGTCCTGCGCTGTTCTCCTCAGTTCTGGGTATTCTAGTCTTTCTCTGAGATTTCCCAGGAGAATAAGATTAGAGGCCATGTATTCTCTTCCTGCCAGGTCAGTGGTGAGGTACTCAAAGATACCCCAGGTCTGTATCACAGAGTAGTCTGCTGTGCTCCTGGTGGAGAAGGCAGTATCATAGGTCTGAATAATTAAGTCACACTCTGGAGGGTCTTCCAGTTCCCAGTTCTGGAACCAGTGAGCTTTGATGGCAGAGCCTTCATCAGGCGTGGGGTTCTGCATATAGAGAGCTTGCCAGTACTTGCCCCCGTTGTTGGCTCTGATCTCTGCTTCATCTAGTCTAAGAAGCTCATTTGGCTTCCACTCTGGGAAGTAGGAGGAACCTTCTGGGAGATTTAAAAGTTCTGCTGATTCTTGATCTAGCCACGCTGGTATTGAAATAACGTCCCAAGGAATAGTATCTTCTGTTTCATTGGAGAGGAGCCAGCCACAGAGATCATCTTCGTGGTATCTGGTGTTGATTATGATAACAGAGCCGTTGGGCATTAGCCTTGTTCTGAGACCAGAAGGATACCACTCCTTGATATACCTGCGCCCTGCCTCTGAGAAGGCATCCTCCTCTGACATGGCATCATCTATCAGTGCAATGTGTGCTCCTCGCCCTGCTATCTGGCTTCTGACACCTGCTGCGTAGTATATACCGTTCTGCTTGGTCTTCCATTTACCTGCTGCTCTGACATCTTCTCTGAGAGTTGCAGAGGGGAATATCTCCTGGTAAAGGGGCATCTTGAGAATATCCCTGACAGTCCTACCAAAGTCTGAGGCTAGTTGATCAGAGTGAGAGATACTCATTATCTCGTGAGAGGGAAAGTTACCTATGTACCAGGCAGGGAAAAGTTGAGAACAGAGAAGACTCTTGGAGGAGCGTGGAGGGAGGAAGACCATTAGTCTCTGTGGTTCTGGAGAATCTACCACTCTCTGTAGCTTTCTGGCGAGAACCTCTATGTGACTGCCTATTTTAAAATCAGGAACCAGGGAAGGGGCAATGAACTTGACAAAAGAAAAAAAATCTGTTCTGGCTGCTTCTATGGCCTGTAGATAAAAGGTCTCCCTTAGTTTTAACTGGTTATCCTGAGTAGCCAGAGAAAGCTCACTCACTCCTTACCCCCTTTGATCACAGAGTACCCTGAGATATCAGCCAGCCTTTGGATGTCCTTGTCTACATCAGGTGTAAAGGTCTCGTCTGTTCCCTGGAAGGTGGTGGTGGTGGTGTTCTGTTTTATTTCTTTTTTGTCTACAAACATTCCCAGGTGCTTGCCCATGTTCTCCAGAGAACGGTTGGCATTGGTATAGTCCTCTGCCTCTGTGGCTCTCATATAGGTCTGGTACATCTTGTCCAGGACCTTCTGAGCACTCCAGGAAACCTTCTCCACCACGTCCTCTCTGAGGATTTCTATGTAGGCTCTGAGCTTAGGATTGGAGAGGTACTGCTGTGCTCTCCTGGCTGTTCTGGTACGGTCCAGTCGCCCGTCCTTGGTCTTTACAGGGGCATACCCTGCCTCTACCAGTGCATGGATAGAATCATTGGTTGCTATGAAAACCTCTGCAAACTTGGTCTGCATCTTGGTAAGATCATAGGCTTCTGATCTGGCCTTGGGTCTGGGTTCTTCTCCAGATAGTACTGCTTCTGTTTCACTCACCTTGGAACCTCCGTTAAAGAGAGACAACCAGCTCTTATTTTCTTATTATAGTTTATAAGAAAGGGTCTTGCAAGAGCTTTGTTTCTATGATACCCTTGCTAAAGCACACCCAAAAGAACTCTTATGTGTTATTATGTAA